TTGTTTATTAAATCCTGGTAGAAACCCTATCTTTTGTAACATAGAAATCCGTTTCCATTACGAATATACTATATCTTTGAGGAGATCAACTAGTTACACCAGCCGTTTTTATAATCAATAGCCATTACTTCTTTAGCTTTTGCTTCCTGTTCTTTGGTGATGGTCCGTGGTTCGTGTTCCCTGAGCCTTGTTTTCTGTATCTTTTTTCCACCCAGTTGTTCCAGGAAAGGAAGTACTTTTGTATCAATATCCTTCATATTCCAAACATGGGTATAGATCCGTGGATCACGGCCCAACATATCACTGTTCGTTCTACAATGAACACGAATGTAGTTCTGTTTTAAGAACTCCTTATAGTTATCTAGAAACTTATCTAAGTCTGTGCCGGCTCCATGATGCTTGCAATAATGAAAACCACTTACGATCTTATCGACAGGATCACGGTAGACAGCTATTCTTATTTCACAGTCTTTAAGTTCTTTATGATAAGATTCGAATCCTTTTTCGCGTCCGATGTAGGAATCCTCACCACAATGATCCTGAATATTAGTGCCGCTATATCTTGTAGGTTTCTCGTTCCAAAGAAGCTGACCTAGATAATTAATGATGGTGGTGGATCCGGCTTTATTGTTCCTGACATACCCCAGACGTTTACCACCTAGAGTCACACGAATCAGAGCCATTAATCTATAAATCCTAACCAAGTGGTTAGAAGGTATTTATTTTCTTTAAGTGGTGGATTGCCTCTATGTGGGTGTGTCCAACTTGCAGGAAAGAAAAGTACCGTACCTTGTACTGGTGGAACTCTCACACCTTGATATAAAAATTCTGTCTCTCCACCTTCTTTCACTGTGTTTAAATATAATGAACCAACCAGTATTCTATGCGCAACTTTGGCTCCGTCAGCGTCGCAATGCCAAAGATGATATCCTTGACCTGGACAATATTTTTGTATTCTAATTCCGGGTCCTATTTGCTGCTTCCTTAAAGATGCTATAATTCCGTACTTTTGTACATACTTATGATAACACTTCCATATGGTTTGATTAAATTCTTTTAATAATGGAAAATCTTTTTCCATGGAGATATGGTTGTCATCATCACCTAAAAAGTATGTGTCATTTTCTTTATACATCGGTGAGATTCCTTCCGCTTCTTGTCTCGACAAAATTTTTCCTTCTCTTCCCCCTGCTTGCTGTATGTATTCAAAGCGCTTGATAACTTTTTCACAATACTCTTTACTAACAGCATTGGGAAAAATTCCCAGAAAATTATTTATGACCTCTGAATTATTGGGCATTGGATATTAGTTTAAAATTTGCACTAAGGGATATTCTTTCTTTTTTAGACATAAAAGGAGCAACAAAGTGTGTAAGAGTTGCTGGAAATATATAAAGATCTCCTTCTTCAGGGAAGAAGGTACTTTGAGATATAGAGTACTCCTGATTTTCTCCATAATTAAAAGCAATTGAACCTGGTCCCACTCCAATACCAGGAAATTTTTTATTTTCGTCTTTTAGTTCTTTAGGAATTTTGACAAATAAGACACTGGAAAAGTCACAGCCAGCATGAATATGGGGAGGATTAAATTCTCCAGGCCCCATGAAGTTAGCCCACGCCGTCTCCATTACTATCCTCTTAGGTAAAGCTCTTCCGTACCATTGTTCATAAGCGTGTTGAAAAGGAACTAGATAAGGGGCGAGGATATTAAAATATTTTGTATGATCCACGTCATGCTGATGTTGAATAACTCCTGCTAACACAGCATTTACCAGACGGGATTTCTTACTACCAAGCTTAGCACATTTTTTTAAGTCTTTAGGTTGCAGCCTTATTTTAAAAAGGAGAGGCCCCCAATAAAAAAAATTATAATCAAAAGGATTATTATTGTTCATTATTTTTAAAATATTTTAGCCCAGGAATACCCAGCATAGGTCGCCTATCAAAAAGGTTTCTTGTTTCATGAGGACCTTCTTCATTGTTATAGTGTCCAAAAGCTTGAGCACTGAGGTTTCCTTTAAAAGGTTCTCTCCAATGTTCTATATCTGAACCACGATAAATCATCATATCTCCAGGTTTTAAAAGTACAGCAACACCTTTTCTTGGATTCTTTTTTAAAATCACCTTATTGTCACTAACATGTTTTTTAATACTCGTCTTACCCGAGGGATCAAGGAAAATTTTCCAAGGATCGCCTCCAAGATTAAGAGTGTAGGATATTTCACAACTCCTTCTATCCTTGTGTCGAACAAGTTCATCTCCATTTTTATAAATTCTACCATAACCATAACAAGGAAGCAGAGAGAGCCCTGTAGTTTTACACATAAGGGGTAGAAGTTTCATTAGTAAAGTTTCTATCCCCCAGTCTCCATACTTGGAGAAAGTGTTTGGCATCTGTGGATCTTTCCAAGTTCCAAACAGTTGATTGAGTGCTGTATCTTTAATAATTCCATGCTTATACAGATGCGCCGTAGCGTCTCGTTGCATCATGAGATAATTGAAAAGAAAATTAGCCAGTTCATAAGAGATAGCTTTTCGAACCACTGTGTATTTTTTCTTTGGGTTTTTAAACATAAAGGTGTTTTACATTTTGAAAATTAGGAGGTGTCACTTGATCAATATCCCCATCCGTGTTTCGTCTAATATGAATTTGTTTTGGTAAATAAAATAAAGCTCTGATCTCATCGTCTGTTTTAAGAACCCGTCCTTCTAAAGGAAACTCATCCGCTTTATAATTTGTAATAACAGCACGGATAATAGGAATATTTAATTCTTTGGCTACTACCATTCGATTATTACCCACAATAACTTTTATTTTATTTCCTGCAAACTTACCTCTATACCAACAATAAACAGGATCTCTAAATCCATGCTTAGATACTGAGGCTGCTAAAGCATCGTGAAAAAATTTTTCCTGTCCGTTAATAAATTCAGGACGAGTTAAATGATCAATTTTTTCTCGAGGCACTTCTGCATAAATTGTTTGAATCATTTTCCTATTTGAATAAAATTAAAAGAAATAGATACACGCCATCCATTTTCCCCTTTTTCTTTAGACTGGTTGAGTTGCACTCCATGCGGCAACCATGCAGGAAACATTATTAATTGTCCTTCGATCGCAGGATAATTAACTACACGCCATAAAGCTTTCGGTAATGCTGCTTTTCGTTCTGGTAATACAAGATTAGGTCCTGGTCTTGGATCTTCAACATATAAATGACCAGAATTTTTAGGAACTTTCACATAATAAACACCTGACCATTGAGAGTTAGGATGCATATGTTGTTTGTTATAAGACCCTGGATAATTAATATTGGCCCACATATTTCCTAAAGCAGGCTTAGGTAGCATGCCGTAGTCTTTATAAATTGCATGCTGCATGGTAAAAAGTTCATCAATCAAAGGTTTAAATTCTTTTTTAGTCTGCATAGTCGCGGGACTATGCCACCCTCCGCCTGAATTTGTTTTTTCTAAGCCCTTGTCTTTTTTACTCCAGGCTTTAATGAGTTTAAATAATTTCTTGTTAAGTTCCTTGGCTCCATAAAGATTTTTTATATAAATAGGAGTAGGAAATAAAATTTCACGGTCCATTTTCATGATCATATTAAAGGTGGTCCTCCGAACCACATCGTCAATGAAAATCGATTTCCCTTTGTTAGAGGTACAACCCTATGAGCAATAAAGCTTGCAAAGAAAACAGCTTCTCCCTGTTTCAAAACCAATAACTGTTTCTTATCCACAATCTGTAGTGCACCTCCCTTGAATTCTTTAGGATCATTTAAGAGTAGGATCATCGACACTTTTCTAACCGCAGGGCCTTTGGACATTTCGTAACTACTGTCCGCATGCCAGTCATAATGCTCCTTTTTAGAATACTTTGTAAATTGGGCATACTCTCCAATCTGAAGTTGGTTAAAGCCCATGTGTTTATTGTTAACAGTATGCATCCAGTGCTCTATTTTAGAGTACATCCACTTCGCTTTACTAAAAGGAATCCAAGAAATTTTGTTTCGTCTTATTTTATGATCTATTTTATTTTTTGCTCCGAACCCTACATTTCCCTCCTCATGAGGAAGATCTTTGCCTAGTTTTATAATTGTATTACATTCGTCAGGTGAAAAGATAGGCTGCGTGGTTGTCACTACATAAGACTTCCAAGTGGGCTCGTAGATTATCATTTTTTCTTAATGTCAATGGCTTGTCTTTTTGCAGCTTTTAAAGTTTTTCTTTCCGTTTCAACTCTATCAATGGTTATTTTTTGCCCTAACACATTAAAGATTTCAGGTTGAGAGGACCCTGGTGACAAGGTGTTTTGTCTATTCTGCATAACTTTTTTATAAGATTGTAATTGGTGGGTATCCGGATCCTTATCATCAAAAGATCCATCATTGTAAAGCTTTTTAAACTCCGACCATTGGGTAATTTCCCTTGCACGATGAGCTGCAGTAAGTTGCATACCGGCTTTGTTAAATGATTTTTCATCTATCCCTACTTGGATTAATTCTTTTTCTAATTCATCTTTCTCTTCTTCCAATTTCTTTTCTAATTTTTTAATTTCAATCTCGTTTTTACGATATTCAAAGGAAAGGTGCATCAAATTTTCCATATGGGTACTTTGTTCCCTAACACACTGCCAGTACTTGGCCCCATTGGTTGGATACCTCGCATCATTCAAAACAGAAAATTCCATCTCGGTTTTGGTTCTGAACATCTGTCGCTTTGTAAAAGAATCTCGAAGTTCAGGAGCCATTTCCTTAAACTTCTTAGCCTGCTCTGGATCTAGTATCTTATGAAGATGAGGACCTTCCTGTGTTATGAGTTCTTGTATCTTTGTCTCTTTCATTTTAATCCTTTATAGTTATTTTTAAATCATTAGTCAATAAGAGTTGCTTCATACGCCCTTGCACGAGAAGGCAGCCCCTCTACTTCGGTCGGAATATAATCACTCATAGCCGCCCTAATGTCTTTAGGTGTCTGGCTAGTAATTATTTTAATAGGAACTTCCTTAATCCCTAGTTCATGTGCTGCCAGATAGCGGTTTTTTCCAGTACAGCATTTATATTTTTGACCTTCGCACTCTTCAGTTTCCATACAGAGTAAAGGATTAATTATTCCTTTTTTCTTTATGGAATCTCTTACTCTTTTATAAAACTCACTTTCTTTCTGGTTTAAAGGGTTAGCTTCGAGTTTTTGATCTCCTAAAAATATTCTTTCTAATAGTACCTTCATATTTATGAGGCGGTAATAGTCACGTTTGATGTCCCATTATATCCACGGAGTCTTCCATTAGTAGAATCATACCAAATTTGTCCTTCGGTAGGATTGGCCGGATCACCCGCCACTGACTGTATTGCTACGCCTCTTATTTCTATATAAGTTGCCATTGTTAATTCCTACGGTAATGTATATTTTACGGGTCGTACTCTATATTCAGAGCCCACAGTCGGCGCTTTTTCGTCTGCTGGTGAAGCATCCCATGCAGCTTGTCCTGCGTCGATTACCCCATCAACAATTGCTTGTGCATCTGCTTTAACTTTAGCGGTGCCAGTTACTCTGTTGATCCAGGATATACCTGCAGTGTTATTACCTACAACCCAAACGTCGCCAGGATGACCAGAGAGATAGAAAGCATTACGATCTGTCGCTGTAAAAAATCCCTTCCCTGTGTTAGTCGCTGTACAATACGTGTTTGCCATAGTTTACTCCTTTTATTTTCTTATAATTCATTATTAACTTGTTGTCACGGTTTTTACTACCTGAACTGGATCATCCCAGTTTTCACATGTAGTCTGACTTCCAGGCCCACCTGCAATAAACATTGCCGCTGTAGTTCCTGCTGAAAAAGGC